CTCAATTTCACTAATCATTTTAGCAATCTGAGTACATACAATCGGTCGCTCTTGTCTAGCAGCAAATGCTAGAGCATTTCGTAGTGAAGCAGAAGCTTCTTTCAAGCTTTCTTCTACAGAGTTTGATAGAGCCATTACCCTTCTGAACCTTGGACAGAGTTATCCTACTCGGTTTCTGGGATCTTGTCAATCCCTTTGGCGCCAGTCCTCTGGTTTATCCTGTGCAAACCACTCAGCAATATCATCAGGACCATCAAATCCAGTCTTGTGGTTGCTTGGATCGGGGTCTCCAAGGTCCAGAGCGTTCATGAAGTCATCCATACCACCCTCAACCATATCAGGGTTGCTGGAGCGCCTTCTGGCTTGTCTCAGCATCGTTGCAGCAGATCTATTATGCTTTGCCAACTTCTCCGCCCATATCATGTCTTCTAATTTCACTTCTTCATGCTTTGAAATTCTCTCGCATATAAATTCCATTCGCAGACGATAGTTTGTTGACAACATAAAACCTCTCACGCCTTTAGGTTTATTTAGATACAAAAAATATCCATAGAAATCTCAACAAATCAGTTGAGTAAAATTAATGCTCCTTTGATGTTGACATTACCAACGCCTATTATATTGATAACACCACCAGAAGAAATATTGACAGTATCTGTTGCCTTGATAGATGCTCCACCAATAACAGTATTTACACTGTATGAAGTATCTCTTGCTTTAACTAATGGAACTGAAATAGAGGAACCACCAATAATACGTTGCTCAACACCAGTGATATATTGTTTGACATCTCCCAAGAATTTATGATTCATATTTCCACTAGAAACAGTATTGGTAGATGATCTAGGATCAAATTGAACAGTTGTGCTCTCAGAAACACCAAATGTTAACTTTTGTCCAGCAATAATTTCTTTCTCGTTATTAGCAGCTTTAGTGATCTGACCAGCAACCATATTAATGTTTCCACCACCATTAGATCCTGCTTGAATAGTTACTTGGTTTTTTCCTACCAATAACAATTCTTCTGTAGCTTCAATTACAATCTTTTGTGCTTTTATGTACCTAGTACCACCGATAGATTGCTCCACATAATCACCATAAGCAATTACATTTAGAGCTTGCTTTTCATTCTCGCCTGCGTTATACTGTATATCTGATCTATTTTCATGTAACTGCTGTTGACCCCAACTATGAATACAAAGTTTTCCACTACCAGCACCAAGTTGTTTAGATTTTTTACCAGTAATTATTTTTACGGCACCAACACTATCAAGAACAAATGCTCCTTCAGATGGACCATCAATTCTTAAAGCAGAAGTTTCTCCATCTGGGAGTATCCTTTCGTAGATCTCAGATCTAGTAAGAGATCCTTTGTACCAAGTTTGAAATCTTGGTCCCTTTGAAAGGTCTTGTGTTTCGTTAGGTGTAGATGGACTAGAAACACCAGTTGGATATGATGAAGCGGGAAATTCGTGTGGCATTATGGACAATCAACGTAACGACCAGTTCCAATCTTAGTGGAACCAACTGCAGCAAGTGCTTCGGTATCTAGGCATACTAAAGATGGTAATAGTTTTGCACCAAATCCACCGCCACCTACAACAATAATTTCTGGGAAACTTTCAAAAGTTCTTTCTCTATCTAATACTCTTGCACCAATGACAAAACCATCATCATTTATTATTGCTTGTGCAATACCTAATTCGCCATTGACATAAATCCTTGGTTCTTCTGAATAACTTATTCCAGGTCTGATAACTGTAAATGTATCAATAATACAACGAACATTTTTATCTACAGCAAGATTCTTTTTATACCCATAACCATTTGACTTTATGCGAACCTCAGAAAGAAAACCATCTTCATCTAATAAAGCAGTAGCTGTTGCTCCAATTCCTTCTCCTCCAATAAAGACAAATGGTGGTTCTGACCATGGATCTCCAGTATTACTAACTGGAATCTCTATAATGCCACCATTCTCATCTGTAATGACATCATCAGAAGATACAGTAGGAAGAACAAAATCTTCAAATATATTTTCTATAGAATCTCCAGTTCCTTCTTCATAATCTTCTGGATCAAGAGTCTCTTGAGGAAGAATTACAACATCAGCAATAGCACCTGTTCCATTTATAGTAAACCTCAAAACTTCTGGAGTCTCTACAACTCCATCATCTTCAATACCTATAGTAACCTTTGCAGTATCAGAAGTAATAACAAATGAACCAGTCAAATCAGAACCAACAATATCAGCTGATTCAATACCATTTCCAGATAGTGTATAATAAAGAACCGTACCATTTTCAACATTTTGAGTAGTAATTGTATATACAATAAACTCACCTTCTGTTACAGAGGATTTATCTGAAGTAACTGAGTATTTCTCTATATTTGATCCCACTGGTTCTCCAGTTGTTGGATCAATTGGCAGATTTGGATCAACTGGGGGATCTGATGGAATATCAAATTCATCCAATGGAAACTCATTGTTAATTTGATCAAATGGATTTACTGGTTTTATTGGATATGCATTACCACTTTCAGTAACATTTCTTTCTGCAATAGTACATCTAGCAGTATTATTTTCAAAAAATGACTTTACTTTGCTTCCTTTTCCTGGAGTATTCTTTTTCAATACAATGAAGAAATTTTTATTACCTTCTGCTTCTGCTGAATAGAAAGTTTTGATATCAATAGTCTTTTCAGTTTCTCCTGGAGCAAAACCAAGAATTCCTCTATCTGGTAAATAATCAACATTTTCTGTTGCAGTACCAGAAAGAGTAAAGAATGATACTGAAGATGATGATTCAACATAACCAGAACGTGCAATTACAAATTCTGCATCTTTTCCTTCTTCTACTATAATATCACTAACACTGTAGATAATTTTCTTTTCTTTTTTGTTCTTTGGAACACCACCAGTAAAACCTACCGTAGTAATTGAAAGACTTTTTCCTTTATATGCATCTGAGCAATTGTATTGTGTATAATCAGCTCCAGTAGCAGGGAAAAGATTATCTACACTTTCTAATAAACCATCAAGGAAATCTTTATCATTTTCTTTTTTCTTTTCCTCTCCATTAACACAGACTTGCTTATATTTGGAACACTCATTATTAGGACCAGAACAAGATATTCCTAGAAGTTTTAGAATAAAATTTACTGCTCCGCCAATAAGATTTAGTGGACCAGCAACAACTCCTAAAATTGCTTCTAAAGGTCCTAAAATTGAACCTAGAAGTTCTTCCATCAAAGAATTTAACTTTGATAAGACAGCATTTACAAGAGAATCAATTTGACAAGCAACTGCACGATATACCTGCTGAACATAACTCATCAAAACGTTTGTTAACCATTCTGCAAGACGATCTCCAATATCCGCCATTTGGCAACCAAGATCTTTCAATTGCTTATTGAAAAATTCGGTTACTGGTGTAAGAGAATTGCCATCTTCTGAAGGATATAACAAAGCATTTATAAGATCTTTTACCCCAGCAGTGAGTTTTTCAATTATAAATCCTTTTACCCTAGCAACAAACTCATTTACAACTAAAAGCGCTTTGTTTATATACTTTCTTGCAATACCTACTGCTTCATCAAGTTTTCCAGTAGCTTCATTTACAAGAAATGTACCGATGTTACCACCATTATTCTGAACTTCACTTAAGAATTGTCCAATAATAAAAGTTAGTTGAGATTTGATATCTGGTTCATCACATTTTTCGGCAACAGATTGACACCATTCCTCATCTTTAATAGCTCTAATTTTTCTTGATGGGACACTTACTCTTGGGTTTCCATCTCCATCAGTTGATCCATCTGAAAGACCACCAGTTGCAGTATTCTTTTCAGTTTCATCTTGCAAAGGTTTTCCATCAGTTGCAACATTTACATTTGATACTGCAGTAACAAAAGGTTTTGTATCTGGAGTTCTCTCGGCAAATACTTTAGTAGCACCAGGAGTTTGTCCAATTGAACCCATTATGATTGGTTTTTGTTTTTCATTATCCAAATAAAAACCAACTACCCAACATCCAATCTCTAGTTGAGGATGTGCTCCTCCACTATTACCTGGAATAAATGGGACAGTAACAGGCATCACTACATTAGCCCATGGCAAATCCTCTACAGGCAGAATTTCTGGATCTCCAGGATGATCTCCAACGATTCTTACCTTGAAACGATAACCGCCTTTGTTATTGACTTCTTCTCTAGCAGTTCCTTCAATTTGTCCTACCCACCAAGAAAATCCATCTTGTCCAATTCTAGTTGTGGGTACAATACTTGATATTAACTGATCCATATCAATCAATCATCATATACTCTGCACTCAAGAGCATTTGGATTTGAATCGCAATACAACTCAAGAGGAGTTGGATCACGATCTTCGTTTGGATGGTTTGCTTTATATGCTTTTAGTTCGTTCAATTCTTCCTCAATGTGACGACGCATCTGTGGTGAAACAGTTGGATCATTGAGAATTACTTGATCTTTTTCAATATGTTTGTCAATACTTTCCATTTTAGTTACCTCCGTATACATTATTTAGTGCCATGATTAGATTCTACATCACCGTAAGAATCTCTCATCAAACGTAAAGTAGTCAAAAATCTTCCATTTGTTGATTTTGTACTATCGTAAGTATGTGTTACTTCTTCAATTAAATAAGTTCCACTACTTTCTTGATCATAAGGTTCTTTTGATATTTCACTTGTTGGCAACTTATTCACTAATTTTATAGTGATTTTATCACCAGCGCAGATTTCAGAATTACCTGGAATTATTATAGTTGCTAGTTGTTGTTTTAGTAACTCATATCTCATGATAGATTGTCCTGCAAAATGCTTGTGAAAATCGCAAAATTGATTAGGACTATCTGAACCATCTTCTTCCTCATAAGAAGCAATTCCTGGTTTATTATACCAACTTTCATGGTCAAGTAAAACAGATATTATTCTTGTTGGATAATCTGATAATGATTTGCCATCAGCGGTTTCTATAATAGATGGAGTGTTTTGTGCTCCAAGATGCTTCATGCTTTTATAAGCATCTGCAAGACTATAATGATACTCATGATATTGACCAGTTGAGTGATTGAAAAATACCATAAGTGATGAATACTTACCTTTTCTTAGAGAAGTCATCACATCAATTTCAGATTTAAATAGAGCCTGAGAAACAGTAAATCTATCATCTGCTCCATCTGACTGGTTTGCTGGTTTTTCAATATATGGACCCCATGGTTTATTATTTTCATCCTCGGAAAGTAGTTTATCTACAGAGAAAAAATTATAACCTCTTTTTGTTTCCCAAAAGAAAAATCCAGCACTACCAGATACTTTTTGCTTCTCATTCTTAGCATCTGACTTATTACTTGACTTAGATCCTTTTGGAACACTTTTTACAGCAATGGAGGAAATGAGATCAAATGGTCTTCTATTTGCAGGAATAAGTTTCATCTCAAATTCAGTTGATTCTGAGAATAGTTCCTTTTCCGATTTCAAATTATTCTTCAAAATTTCATCAACTATTTTATCACCACTACCTTTTAGTGGTTTTATTAACCTAAAGTATTCATTATTCAATGCCTCTTCTGATATCAATCCTAATGTATAGGATTGAACATTGTTTTTGACCACTCTATTGCCAATTCTCCAGACAAGCAGTTTATATTCTTGCGGTTGTTCTGACGATGAAGTTTGCGCAGTTACAACAACTGTTTCTCCACCTTGTATTGGAAGACCATTTAGCAATCCAGCACTATCAGCGAGTGATATAGTTGCCGCAACAAATGGACTAGTAATACTTTCAACATATGAAAAAGTTCCAATCATTTGTTTGATTTCATATCCATCACCACCACTAAGGGCAGTAATTTTTACACTCTTCAGTGAAAAATCAGTAGAATTTTGAAACTTTTCCATTATGCTAACGCTCTAATTTTCAATTCTTGAAATACGGATGTTCCAGTTCCATCCATTCCAATACCAGGAGAAACTCCATTTGGATTAACTCCACCTTGCATACCCATACCGCCACCATAGTAATTATTGATGATAGTAGGAGCAGCACCAGAAGGAGCAGCACCTGCCATAGCAACTTGTGCTGATGTTGCCATCATAGAAGTTCCTGTATTTGGATTAGAAGCATTTAGAACATTTGATAGTTCAGGTGCTCCAGGAATATTATATTGTCCAGCGGGAGCAGCTGCTTGAGCACCAGGATCTCCAGGTTTTGACGCAACATTAGAAGTGCTAGCATTTCTTAAAAAAGCAACTGGATCTAATGTACCAGAAAATCCATATCCACCTCTGCCTTTTCTAATTTCATAGTGAATAACTCCAGTATCTGTCTCTCCCTGAGCAACTGGAGTTCCAGGAGCAATTTTTTGTCCAACTCCAACTAGAACTTTTGCTCCTTCAGCAATTCTTTCAGTAACTCCCAATTGCGAATTGTAGATATCCACATAATTGCCGTATCCAGATGGGTCATATGCTACATTAATGACTTCTCCGCCAATTCTGCTGACAAAAGTTTCATTACCACTAATATCAAAATCAGTTCCAGCATGTTTTCTGCCACCTTTTCTACCAGCACCATATTTTTGTGCTTCCATATGTCCAGTTGGCGGCAACTCTATAAGACCTGCTTGAGATGGTGCTTTTGCTCCTTGTTGAATTGCTGCTCTTGGAGTAAGCATCTTGGCATTACCAGCAGTATTAAATCTATGAGCACCTAAAGTAGTAACATTTACTTCCTGAGACTTATCATAAAAAGCATCTTTAGTTCTAAATCCAGTAGATGCCATGATCTTATTGATGTCTCCAGAAGCCATACCCTGTGCTTCTAGATTACCACGAAGAGATGCCTGGTTTCTTGCCATCTCAAGTGCTTTCTTTGCTCTTGCTCTTTCTTCTGGGGTAAGATCTCTCTTGAGTTTTCCTTGACTTACTGGTTGATATTGTCCAGATGCGTTGATAACATCCATGATGCTACC